AGTACCGCTGCGATTTGACACGTTCATCAGATATCTCAGACTCAACAAAATCTACAGCGTCTTCAATGGCGTCTGCCACGATCTGCTGTATATCGTCTTCTGTCATTCGTTTCAGTTTCATCTATTGGTTCTCACCGTAAGGGGTACCGCTCAGTATACCCTGACCACCCTGTATAACTTGCTGGCCCGCTCCGGTTGGCAGACCGCCACCCAACCTCTCAGCAATCCTTGACACGCTGGAAGGCACCATGCTCATATTTGCTAACCCTGGAGATATTGTTGACGCCATGCTGGCAATTTTGCGCCTAAGTTGATCCATGGCGTTTTCATTTACCATTGCCTTAACAAGCATCTCTGGATCTTCACTAACCAATATGTTTGCAATAGTAGTTCTGTCTGCCTGACTAATTTCAACATCTCCCAACATTGAGCCTACTGCCTTTTTGGCAACATTGATCATCGCCACTGGATCGCCGGCCACTGCGGCTCTTATTTCTTGCGCTGTTACAGGTAGAGCGGCTTCTCTCTGTCTCTGCCTTTGCAACACTGCCGTTTGACTTCCTGCTCTTTGTGGGGCGGCCTGAGCAGTTCTTCTTGCTTCAGCTGCTATATTTAGAGTTCTATCAAGCTCATCAAGGGACTCTTCTGGAGCAATAAGTCTAAGCAGCTCGCCAAGCTTTTCATCTTCATTAGCTAAATTAGTAATTGTGCGGGTTTTGGATGTGCGCAATTTGTCGCGGATAGCAGCAAATACACCAGCCCTAAAGGCCATCTGCTCTTCTGCGTTGTACCCTCTCAGCGCTCTTGCTGTCACATCTAAGTTCTTGCCTAGTGACTTTAGCCCTGCATCAAATGCATCCTGCTGCTTAAATTGCTGTGAATAATTGGCTCTTGTTTGCGCCAGGTCTTCGTATGTGTTGTCCAAATTATTTTTGAGCTTTTCAGCATACTCTTTGTAAACTTCACCCCTGGTTCCAGAGCCAGCAACGTATAACTTGTTTCCTTCATCTCTAAGAACTCTGTACGCAATATCAGCGTCCTCAACAGACGGGGCTCTTACTAACCTTATTGCGCCATTTTCGTCCATGGCAAATAAAGGCACCAAATTCCTGGCAGTATAAATTTTCTCAAGTTCATCTCTAACTTCAGGGAATCTTTTTAATATCGTTTCTACATTGTCATATATTTGCCCAGTGACCTGCTGGTTGTCCGGATTTTTAAAAACAATGTCATAGGCTTGCGACTCCCTCTCACGGAGCCTATCAATATCATCAAGATATGAGTTCAAAACATCATCTGAGCGTCCTGGCGCCAATGCAGCCCTAACTGTTGAAACCGCCTCGCCAGTTGTATTTTTCGCTCTATCCCTAATGTATTGCAATAAAATGTTAGCGCCTTCACCGCCTTCCCTAATAAAACTGATTACCGCGGCATTTGCTGTTTCGTTATCGGTAACCATTTTGCCTTCAGCAATGTCCGCGACAATATCATCTACTGATTTGCCCATTTGCTGCGCGAGCGAATTCAGATATGCAGACACAGTGTCGCTATACCTTGTGCCGAACTTCTCAGATACGAAATTGCTAACCTTTTTGAATATACCTATAGCCGCCCTAGGACCACCGACAATGGCAAGTGGAGCCGCAGCACCAATAGCAGTCGCTGTCCCAACATCTACAGCTGTTTGACCTATACCTTCCCTTTCTGAGGTGCCAAGGCCATATATACCGCCCTCTGTCGCACCTACGCCCATGAGCCTTGGCATAGTGGTTTTTGCTAATTGCCCGGATCTTACTGCGGCAACGCCAGGTATAAGGTTAGTGGCCATGGCGCCGACAATTTCTGCAGTGATAGCTGCCCCAGGGTATTGCTCCCTAAACTGAGATATTTGCTGCCGCAGCTGATTTCTGACTTCTTCGTACTCTGGTCCGCCAGGTAATGCAGACCGAATCATGGCTTCAATTTCCTCGCCAAACCCCATCGTTAATCCTTGGGCAGCAGAACGCAATACGCCAGATACGGGCGGCTGTGGCTGACTATAAAGATTGGCCTGATTTATAGGAACTAACTGCTGTTCAGCATTATAGGGCGCTAAAATCGCTTGCTGCTCAGGCGTCATTTGACCGGGAGTTGAAGCGACTTCAGTACCGTATTCTGCAAGGATCGCTTTCTGTTCTGGGGTGAGATCTGCCATTACTTAGATCCTGCTTCTAAGAACCTAACCTTGTCATCTCTTGTCATCCTATCCCACATTGCAGGGCTTACTAGGAAATTACCTTCCATATCTTGCGGCGGCACAAGCGGAGTGCGCGGTATACTCTTGATATAATCGGAATACAAAACATCGCCAGATGAAAGTGCTTCGGCAATCTTTATATATTCATCGTAAAGCTTCTGACTTGCAGCAAGTCTCTTTTTAAGGTCCGTCTGTAATTCCGCGGGTTCAAGACTTAAATCCAAGCCAGTTGAAAGCGCAAGATTAAGTTCTGTGGCACTAAGAGCGCCAAAGGTTGCACTGTTAATAATATCTATGCCAAGCAAACTGCCGAGCCTTCTCAGTTGTGCTGTTTGCGCATTTAAAGCGGGAAGATATTGACGAACAACACCGCTTTCAGCGCCTTGTTCTGATGCCTCAAGTGCTTGTGAGTATTTGCTGACATTTGCCTGTAAGATATTTGCGGCGTTCATTGCTTCCTCGCCACGATCCATTGCTGTCTGCCTATCCTGCAGAGTGATTTGTGTCTGCATTTCTCTTTCCGCTTCTTGTGTAGGTGTTTCGCCTGTTGCGCCTTCCACATCAACCCTACGTGCAACACCATTCTGGTCAACTACGGTCACATAATACTGGCCGGTCACAGGATCTAATTGTGGTGCATAGGTGCTATCTTTTGTGAATTCTTTGCCCAGCACTACTGATGCTAGTTCAGGATTGCTTTCTATTAAATCTGCTTCAGCGTTTTTACCAATACTTCTTAAATATCCGGCAGTTGCATTAGCTTGACCCATAGCAAGCTGCCGCTCTTGCAGGTTTTGTATCTGTGCAGTGTTACCAGAAATTAAGGCCTGACTTGGGTTCAATGTCATAGCCGCAAAAGCATTCTGCCTTCTAAGCCTGGTTATATCGTCATCACCATAGATTGCGCGTGAAGCTTGCTGTAGTCCAGGACCAACGGCACGGCCAAGCCCACCAAGAAGCCCACCAATAGCGCCAACTATGCCCTGTCCTCTGGGGCGAACCGGAGGCTGATTTACCATTGCTTGTTGTTCTGGAGTAACGGAAGGGAATGATGGTGGGCTATATCCGCCACTAAGTAAACCGCCCTGCGACCCACCCTGCGATCCACCCTGCGCCATCATCATCTGTAGATATTCTTCTTCTGTCATTTTGCTACCTACTTAAATAAATCTAGTAATCCTGAGCCAACAGCTTTACCGGCTTCCATAATATTTCCAGGGACCGCCATCATGTTGCCAGGTATTTCTTTAAGTCTTTCACCAGCTACTTGAATCCTCATATCCGGCGTTATTTTATCTGTCGGACCTAAACCCAATCTTCTTCGTATTTCTTCATCAGACACGCCCATATCTGTGTAACTGGCGCTCATATCAGGAACCTGCAGTAATCCTGCAGTAGGTAGCTGTAGGAGTCCCTGTGGCGCCTGGTACTGCTGCGCCATGACCATGGCGTCCATTGGGTTCATTATGCGAACGATGCTCCAAGTTGGAGATAATCAAATAGACCAGGTTGCTTAGCGGTGGTCTGTGTCTGTTCGCCGGTCTGAGATCCTGCGTATGCACCCAGCTGCGTATTTAGAGCTGTCTGTGGTGCGCCTACAAACCCACCGTATTGTGTCTTAGCCGAATCAATAAGCGCCTGCTGTATTGCTTGCTCAAGCATGCCCTGCTGCATCAGATCCTGATTAACGTCACGAACCATACCGAAACCTAAATTACCCAAAGACCCTAGCTGACCAGCAGCAGATAACCTTTGCTGAGATCCTGCCAATCCTGCCTGCTGGTTGGCCTGTTGTGCGGCAAGCATGTTAGCAGCGTTCTGCATAGAAGCCTGGTTGTACGCACCAGCACCAAACTGAGATGCCATGTTTTGTGCAGCAATATCCTGCAACGCTACATTCTGTGCTTGCTGGAAGCCTTGCTGGCGTAATCCTGCAGATGACTGTGCTAGTTGCTGCAAGACGTCACGGCCTAGTTCTGACTCTGTGATAGCTTGCCTAGACCCGCCAAACGCCCTGGCTGCTTGTGCCTGTGCGCCTAGCTGGTTTAATCCCATAGTAGCGCCCCTAAGAATATCGCGCTCATTACCCCTTATAACCTGTTCGGTGTACGGGTTCATGTAAGGGTCCATTGATGTGCCGGCCAGTTGGCTTGCCTGGTAGCCGGTTGCTTGTGCCATCGGCGCCCCGACTTGACCTGGCTGATAACCCATCTCAGTGGCTGCACCACGCATAGACTCAGCTATACCGCCGGCCACACCACCCATTGGACCGTAATTATCAAACCTTTGCGCAATCCTGTTAGCTGAATAGGGATCAGCTGCACCCATGCCGCCTGCGGCTGTTGTCATAGGCGCTGGTATTACTGGTGTACCTGGAGAGCCTGCCATTATATGTACCTGTCAATTACTGATTCTTCGTAGGGTAGAATTGCGGCCAGCTCACCAGCTGTTAAACCAGTTTGGTTGGCCATATCAACTACCCGCTGTATTTTTTGCTGTGAGGATAGAGATTTCCAGTCTGGCGCACTTCTTAAGGATGCTACAGCCGCCTCAGCTGTTACTTGCTGTTGTTGCGGTTGTTGTTGTTGTTGTTGTTGCGGTTGTTGTTGTTGCTGTTGTTGCGGTTGCTGTTGCTGCATTATTGATGCGCTGTAATCTGCTTGATATTGAGCAAGTTGGGCTGGATCAGATAAATTGTATACCCTACCATTCAAAACAATATTGCTTTCGGCTGGAGCCTGCGCATTTGTTTGTGTGCTTGCAAAACTTTCTGCGTCAGGCGCATTTGTAGATGATGGCATCTCTGGCTGAGATAGGTAGCTTTGATATCTATCCTGTGGAGCGCCGCCGGTGTATGGATTCACAAAATTTTCCATCATCTTTCTATACTGGCCAGGCCTTCTGGCAGCCAATTCTTGTACAGCCTGATCGTAAAGACCTCCAGATGAATACCCTGATATACCTCCAGCGTACTGCGTAGGCTGTGGTAGCGCTGATTCTTGCAGGCCTTGCATACCGAAAGCTTGAGCAAACTGGCCTATATTTGACCTGGCAGCCTGCTGGGTGGGGGTTAATGCTGCAACATCTGGACCGTAATAAGGTGTGTATCCAATCTTAGATACATCCCTACCCTGAGCCAAGTTGGCCTGTGCTGCGTTTGACAGCCATTGTGGGATTTCTACTTGTGTCGTCTGGCTACCGCCTTTTCCACCGCTCATATCAGATCTCTTTTGATAAATTAACTAGCTGTAGCTTCCAGCCAAACTTCTCTAATGCCTTGGACCATCCCCGCCTTCCTGACAGCGTTAAGGCGGAACAGTCCTGCTGCTTTGCCCACTTAATGACATCATCGTGCATATCAGTCAGCTGGTCTAATTCACCGCCTGCAAGAAATATGTGTAACACCTTTTTTCTGGGGTACACCAATATTTCAGTAACTAAACAGCCCTTTTCTGTAGGCCATAGTTGCATGCGCCCTTCGAGTATAGCATGGAAAACATCATCTATGTTGTGTGTGCCGCCACTATATGCCAGGGCAGCCTCAATCCATTCTTTGCATTTAACTAGATTATCAACCATGTATTCTTGTTATAGACAAAGTCACCGCTGGCGTGGATGGGGCAAATGCAGTGGAAAGGGCGTTGTTTAAGTATCCACTTGTAGAATCTACAGCCCACATAGCCTCTACATAGTCGTTCTCTTCCACAGTAAACAAGGCGGCCCTAGATACCACGGTGGTAGCGTTATTTTGGTGTAAAGCTGATTTTATGGTGCTTCCAGTAACATCTACACCGTTCTTGCGTGGCCAGAACCAAAAATTAACAGTGCTAGATGATGTAGATGCAATCTGTGCTGTAAAGCTCAAAAGGTACTCTCCCGCCTCTGAAAACACTATTCTACTGGCTGGTGTCCCTAATGATATTCCCTTGGCATTTGTAGGAGTGTCAAATGTTAATGGGTATGCAGTATTTACTAGGGCTGCGGTGACGTCTGTAGATATGCCTAAATCAGCATGTCCATCTTCCAGGATAATTTGTACATACTCCCCATCCCTGGATACTACTGGGTACTTCTTGTCCCTGTCCCATAATATAAGACCGTCATCAGACGCTGACTCATCTACTGTCTTTTGCCTTAGCTTTGACCTTATTTGCGCCAGGTACTTGTTAAGGCTATTAGCCCATGTCTGCCAGGTGTTTCCGCCTGGCTGTGGGATGTATTCGCTCAACGCCTACCTCCGGCCACTATTTCTACCCTATTGACACCAACACGCCAATCAGCGAGTCTTTGACCCTCCACCCGCATTCTGACCTGCCTACCTGTAAATCTCATGCTTGTTGGGTTCGACATAGAAAAAGGCCCATGAGATGTTTCTGCATCGTTTGGATAAAACCTGGTCTTAAATGTCACATTAACATCACCCTGGGTTTTTTCATCAGGAATCATTTCAGTAATACTTGCTACCTGCTCACCATCCCCAATACTAATTGGACCCGACTCTGCAAATGGCGTTAAATTGTCATAAACAAAACCCTTCTCATGATCGTAAAAATGGTTATCAGATGCTGCAGCATATAACGGGTATCTGAATGCGCCCTGGTCTACACCGGCGGTCCTGTCTAGCTGTCCTATGGACCAGGTGTTTTCTAAATAGTTAAAAGAGACGTACCTATTACACTCTGTAGCATCTTGCGATGGATAGAACCACCAGACCTCTGAATACCTAGAATTGGTTACAGCAAAAGCTTTACTTATTTGGGATTCATTAATATCTGAAAAAACATAATCTGATACGTCTGACTGTATCCTGGAAACAGCACCACCGGAATAGGTGAAGAATGCCTTCTTGCCCATCCATAGTGCGCCAAAATCTGTGTTGGCTACAGCTTTTTTAGATGCTATGCCACAAGATGTCCCAACTCGCTCAAAACCATACACATACGGTGGTCCCTGGTAAGTAGCAGAATGAGCATCTATATCTGTCAGTATTAGAGTCTGGCCTTTTACTTTGATACCGCACATTATGTTGCCGGCTGTCTGTAGCAATATGTCACCAGCTTCATTAGTTGCTGAAGGAGTCCAATCCGTATTGTTTTCTCTATCACACCACTGGACCTTCCTGGGGTCACCAGATGCCCCTAGTGCAAAAATAAACCTTTCATCTGTTACAACTATGCCAACATTACCAGTTGGTGCGTTGCTCACAATATTAGCAGTGTAGGCCGTGTCAATTTCCCACTCATAGATCTTTCCATCGTCTGATGAACACGCAACCAGGTACTCTCCCCAGGTGTCTAAGGACCAGGTAGTGGCGGGGTCTATAGTTGTTATATCTTGCCTGCCAACACCATACTCATCATACCCATAGGCGCCAGAACCATAACCCGTGTAGGCATTTGCGTCCTCTCTGCCAGCAGTAAACCCAGCGGGGGTTATATCGTACCGTGTCCCTGCAGCGTTATAAGCGTAGAGGTTTGCATAAGTTCCTGCAGCCACAAACCGCACATCTGAATTCGTTGTCCAGGTAAGCAGTCCACGGATTTTGTTATCAGCGGCAATAACGGATCTTCTCTTCCATCCACCTACCGGCTGCATGGTGTTGTCTACCCATCGAACCAGGTTGGAATCGCGCCACCTACTTGACTGCTGTAGGTCCGTGCCATTTCTATATATACCTGGGGGTATTTCTAATGGTACTAGTGCCATAGTTTTACCACTTAATTAAATATACAACTCTGGGTTTGCATTAACCTGAGCAATAAATCCTATCATTACAAAAACCATTGCGACAGACACCCCAAGACCTAATGCTATCATAACGATATCTTGAACATCTGCTTTTCGCCTTGCATCAATCCTAGCCTGCTCAAGCTTCCTGGTTTTTAGTATACGTCTTTGTTTTAGCATCTCCCTATATACGTCCCCATTATTGGTGTATATAAGAAGCATCTTCAGCTCTTTCTCGTAGGTCTCCATCTTTTTTTTGGCCATTGCAATTTCCAGGGCCTGCTCTTCAATAGATTTACCTGCGATAAGCCTGGCTGTTTTTGATCTTTCCCGACTTGCAACATTAGCTTCTGATATCTGCTCCTGGGCTGTAAAAAACTTACCCAGGGTCGCGCTCATATCATTAAGGTCTTTCCCTCGCTCAATAGCGGTCTTGATAGTTTTATATGCTTTATCAGCCACACCTAGAGCAAGAGTTATTTCACCTATCATGCTACGCGCCTATAGTTATCCAGCCTGTTGTGTTGTCTTTATGCTTCTTCGGCAGGTTCTTCTTCAGTAACCCACGGCATACCAACAGCAGTGGCAGGGGTGTTCACAGAGTCCATCTTCGCTTGAAGTAATGCAGTAACAGCATCAACATCAATAGTGGCTTCTACCCAGCCAATAACATCTGCTTCGGTGAGGCTGTCAAAATCTACAAAGCCATCAGCAGATGCGTCAGGAGTGAAGTTGGCGTGTACCATGTCGCTAACAGTAATATCCCCATCAGTCATTGAGGCTATTGCCCGGACACGAACAACACCCCCATCGGAAGTATTGCGCACTAGTTTGTCTATTGTATATGAAAGTGCCATGTTAGATTCCTATAGTTATCCAGCCAGTAGTGTTGTCTTCTTGGTAAGCATCTTCATCCCAGTACGCTTCACCTTCAGGTTTAGGCAGTGGCGCGTTCCAGACAAAGTTAGTGCTGTCATATGTCCAAGAGTCGTATGGTGACTCGTCAGGGCTTTCAGGCAGTGCGTTATCTGGGAAGCCAGCCTGTGCAGGTACATCGCGTAGAGCATTCCTGTAGTTCTCGTAGACAGTCTTGTCGTCAGTTGACAGTGGGCTATCAGGGAGAACTGCCCAGTCTGTTTTAGACAGCTTGTCGTTACGCTGGATTCTTACATTAGCTTTTTTGTTAGCCAGTTCGTTAGCTATAGCTTCGGCTGGCTTATCTATTACGCTGTAAGTCTGGTAAGCCACACCATCGCGTACTTCTATGACATCTTCAATAACCTTTTCGGTAGCTGCGTCATAGGTTGGTTTTGTGTCGTCAGTCAGTCTGACCAAGTTGAGAGAGGCCCGTGTCGCGTCACTGAAAGGTAACGCAAATGAAGTGTTAGGATTGGCTTTTATTACTTGCCTCTCGCTAACCACTGTCTGTGATTCTGTGTTGTAGTATTTCATTATGTTACCTATCGTGCGTTACTGTATTTAAATGGTGTGCCGATTGAAAAGGTTATGTAGTCATTGGAACTAACATTTACCCCACCTCCTGCAAACCTTAATTTGCTTCCGTTTGAATTCAGGTCAGCTATATTTGCTGAATTTTCTGAGCCGTTAGTGTCTAAATACAGCCATGTTCTAGTAGGATTATATGGTTCTCTTTCTGTGTCTAATGTAAACCAACCACCAACAGCGTTTGTCTGTTTTATAATGTGCAACTCTGGAGAAAAATTCAAATACTGAAACGGGCCATCAGCACCTCCATTCCCCTTGTAATACCCTGTCTTGCAGAAACCTTCTGCGTCTGCGAACATGTAAAGAATACCTTCATAGGGGGTTGCGCTGTTCAAGTTGGCGTTAGTCCCAAGTGTAACGACTGAATCAGTTGGAGCTGTGTCGTTCCATACTGTTGCATCATCTGCCGCTGCGTAATTCAAGTCCAGAAGTAGGTAATCCGTCTCTGGGTCAGTCACCTGTCCACCATCAACCTGCACGATCCAGTTCTTGTACAGCCCTGAATAGTTATTCCCTATAACCATTTTCGGAGCCACGCCTAAGTCATGTGAGACGTTAAGCACCGAGCCTGTGCTGGTGTACTGCTTCATGTCAAAGAATCCCGGTGTGACCTTGAACATGTAGAACACATAATCTTCTCCACTTGCATTCACAAGATGGCTATTACCTAATTTGCAACCTGCGCTGGTAAACTCTAATGTTTCTGTGTTTGTTGTGTTAGCGAGATTGCCATCTAAGATAATGTACTTATTACTTCCACGAAGGGTATCAAAACATCCCCAAGAGTCAGCGGCATCTCTGTTCTTTCCCCAGACCATGTAGCCACCATCAGTAAAATCTACATCGGTAAATATCATCTTACCGCCAGAAGCCTTTGACAGGCCGTTACCAGTGGATAGCTCTACTTGAAACACATCGTCTGGCTTAATGTCTGAGTTAGGCCCGATAGTGGGTTCTGGTAAGTTGGCTGTGGATAGGGCTAGATAGCCTGTAGGAGGTGTGTAGGTGAAGTCGGTTTGTCCAAAATTAACAGTGTTAACGGGGGTTCCTGCGCCTGATATAGTTAGTGCATACTCCTTTTCACCAAGGCCACCAATGGTCTGTGTGGTGATGAGAGAGTTGTTCTTGTACCACTTCACCTCTGATGTGTCGGCATCCCACGCCACACCAATCACATCGTTTGTTGTATATGTGGTGACTGTTCCAACTACCGCATTGTCAATAACAGACTGCCCATCGCTGTAATAATAATTGAAGTAGTACGGTGCTACATTTTCACTGAACCTTGTATCTAAACCAATCTGGGTTTGAGTGCTCACTGAGACTACCGTTATTTCTGCGTAATATTTGCCAGATGTAGGGAAAGCCAGTGTAGCCATAGCGGCATTTCCGTTATTTACTTTTAAATTTCCCTCACTTAATGTCGGGAAGGTTGCCCCGCCTGTCCTTGATATTAAAGGACTCATTGTCGGAAAGTTATTAGTAGGCGTATCAATCATCTGGTCAGAACTGGTAAGTCCTGAAGTTGTGAAATTGTTGCCGTTGCCTGATACGTCTGTGCCGAGTGCGGCAGAGTTGCCAAAGTCTAGCAAGAATCCGTTATTTCCAAATGTAAGTCCTGATACGTCTTTTGGAACCCACACACCGTTTTTAAATTCACCAAAGTCTGTTGGAGGTAATTGCTGACCAT